TTAGAGAATGGATGCCAATAAAGTAATCCCCAGAAAACTCCACTCCAGAATCCCATGCATAGGATGCAGTTTACAAGCTTACCGAACAGCTTAAACTTTCTCTCAACAACTTCTGTGTAGTTACCTTCATCGTCTTTGATCATCTTGGAGAAGGTAAGAAAGTTTCTTACTGGCAGCATAATTTGAGAGTTGACGATGATAGTCGCCATCCCAAATGTTCCGAGAATCCAAATTAAAGTACTAGTTAGGTAGTCCATGAGTTTTATCTGTAGGAAGTTTAGCGTGGTGAACGGTTGATGCATGATGTCTCATAAATTTTTCTCTGGCTGCATACCATCCATCTCTCATTATACCAGGAGACTCATGCATTGCAACAATTGGGACAACATAATTTGAGAATCCTTCCTGGTAAGCCTTATAAGTTAAATGAATGTCGTAGAAGTCCCAACCCGTCTCTAGGTATTCTGGCTGATCCAATCCAATCTTTTTAAGGTTTCCATGGGTAATGGCTAGGAGACAACCATCCATAACTACTGCTTGACCACTCTTACCGAAATAGTTGGGAGACATTGTCTGATGATCTGCCCCTTGAAAAACAAATCCTCTAGTATCCCCGGTGTTCCTAGCAACCCACCAACCCCCATCTGAGGGTATACGGCAAGATCCAGCAAGCCCTACAAACCCTACGTTAGGCTTTCTAGCAATTCTTAAGTTGTGTATTAAATCTTCTGGCTTAGATAGAATTTCTATGTCGTCATGGCATAGAACTATAATATCTCCAGACTCCAAGGGTGCCATTTTGAAGAATTTAATATTCTCTTTGTGGCCCTCATAAATAGATGTAGAGTCATAACAGACTCTAATATCTAAAGCTTCATTGTCTTTACAGTAGTCAATTAATTTACCTAATGACTTAGGTTGTTTATCTTGTCTACTACAAACAGAAAAATATATCATGTCTAATAATAATAGCGAAGATCTTGAGCAGATCGCAGAAGAATTCAAAAAGTGCTCTCGTGATTGCGAATATTTTACAAACCGTTACATCAAGGTCGTACACCCGATGCGAGGGATGGTTAACTTTAAACTTTACCCGTTCCAGACTCGCATTCTAGATGAGTTTCAAGACTATAGGCTTACAATCTTGCGTAAATTTAGGCAGGCAGGCTGTACCACGTTAATGGCTGCATACGCTTTACACTTTTGTATCTTTGGTACAAATAAGAGAGTCGCTATCCTTTCTAAGGGTGATGCTGAAGCAAAAGAAGTTATCTCCAGAATTAAAATCATGTATGAAGAACTTCCCTTCTGGATGAAGCCTAAAACTACTAGAGATAACGATCACACGCTCTCTTTTGAAAATGGATCATCTATTCAGTCTAAGGCTTCGGGAAAGCAATCAGGACGCTCTATATCGGCTTCTCTGCTCATATTAGATGAGGCAGCATTCATTGAGCACATTGATACGATTTGGGCTGCTGTGGGGCCTACAACGTCCACAGGAGGCCGTGTAGTGTGTCTCTCTACGGTTAACGGCATTGGTAATTGGTTCCACAAGATGTATACCCAAGCCACAGAAGGTGACAATGGCTTTCACCCAATTGATATTACTTGGCAGGAGCACCCAGAATATAAAAGGCACAAAGGCTTTGAATGGTTGTACGAGCAGATGGAAGCTTGCAATCCTCCAATTATTGTGGACAAGTGGGAAGAGCAAACCAGACGTAAGCACAGCTACAAAGAATGGTTGCAGGAGTATGAGGCAAGCTTCCTAGGAACTGGTGAAACTTACATTGAAGGTGAGATCTTACGTAACCTTAAAGAAAACTGTAGTAAGGATTACTGGATCAAATACAACAATAAAATGCGTGTTTGGGAAGATCCACAGCCAAATCACGAATACGTGCTAGCAGCCGACCCTTCGATTGGTCGTGAAAGAGATTACTCAGCCTTCCATATTATCGACATCTATAATGGTAAGCAGGTAGCAGAGTTTTACTCAAACAGAACGCCTATAAACGAGTTTGCTAAGATTATAGCAGACGAGGCTAGGCTGTACAATACTGCGTTCGTCTGTCCTGAGAGAAATGGTATCGGTAACAACCTGATCTACTTCTTGCAGGAGGAGTTAGAATACGAAAACTTGGTGATGGACGACAAGAGGGACATCGGGATAATGATTACTCAGAAGAATAAAGAGAATTTATTAGCCGATCTAGAGCACAATATCCGGTCAGGTAAAGTTTTAATTAACTCTGAGAGACTGGTCGGGGAGCTTTTAACATTCATTATTGACCCAGATACTGGCAGGATTAAGCCAGATAGCAACTGTCATGATGATTTAATTATGTCCTTTGCCACTGCGATTAACGTTTTTAACAACTTAAGAGGCAATGCGTTCATAGAAAAGACAGAAGATCAAACTTATATCCCCCAAGCGATCCAGAACGCTTATACATATAAGGTGAAGACATCTACAGATGAACTCACAGAAGAGAATATTAAATGGCTGATAGGCAAGTAAGAGAAGGTGCGGAGGGTTACACCCAATTCGACAATCCTCAGAGTCCTTACAATAAACCTTTTGGACTTGTAGGTAGGTTTTTCAAGAAGTTCTTTTCCCGTGAGGTTGAGGACTATGAAGATGGTCAGTATGTCAACCCTGTAACCAAGAAACAGGTTTCTCCTCCTAAGCCTCTTCAGGGTGATGCAGTTCAAACTAATCAGATCGTTAAGATCCCTGCTGAGTTTGGATATGCTAAGAGTTCGTATCCCATCCTACCACAAATAGAGGGTGACAGGAAGAAGCGATACAAAGAATACGAAGACATGGATGGATACCCTGAAATCTCATCCGCTTTCGATATTTATAGTGACGACTGCACGCAAGAGAATATTGACGGCACGCCTTGGGACATTGTTACCGATGACGAGATGGTGAAGTCCGAGATTGCTAACATGTTCGAACAGACAAACATGGTCCGCTACCTTTGGGACATCTCTCGAAATGTGGTGAAGTATGGTGACATGTTTATCGAGACGATTATTGATCTCAATAATGCCAAGAGAGGTATTCAGAGAATCAAGATCTTAAACCCGACTTTTATCTATCGAGTGGAGGATGAGTTTGGGTATCTGAAGAGGTTCTTGCAGGAAGTACCTAAGAAGAGTGATTGGACCTCTTACGGATCTATTGGTCCTGTGCTGGACGACTCCAGAATGATCTCATTAGATCCTGGTCAGATTGTCCACTTTAGGTTACATACGTCAGATCCGACACACTACCCTTACGGTAAATCGGTCGCTGCCGCTGCTAGAGTTACTTATAAGAGCTTGAAGATGATGGAAGATGCAATGCTTATCTACCGTCTTGTTCGTGCTCCTGAGCGTCGTATCTTCTACATTGATACTGGCTCGTTGCCTGCTTCTAAGGCTGAGATGCATATTAAGAAGCAGATGGATAAGTTCAAGAAGAATAAGAACTACAACCGTCAAACAGGTAACATTGAAGAGAATTACAATGCTCTTGCTGCTGATGAGGACTTCTACATCGCTGTGAACGGTAGAGGCTCAGGCACAAAGATTGATACTCTTCCTGGTGCTGAGAACCTCGGTGAAGTTGATGATGTTAAATACTTCAGAGATAAGCTTCTTGCTGCTCTAAAGATTCCGAAGGATTACATTGTCGAGAAGGATAACACTCCTGAAAGAAAAGCTAACTTAGCTCAACTTGATGTTAAGTTTGCCAGAGTCATTACAAGAATTCAAAAGTCTATTGAGATTGGTTTGGAGACCTTAGCTAAAAGGCACTTGATGCTTAAGGGCTTTCCCAACACTCTTATTAATGACTTAAGAATTAAGCTTCCTGCTCCGTCTGACATGGCTCTAAAGAGGCAGTTGGACACTGATGAGCAGAAAGCCAGAGTTGTCCAGGCTGTAAAGGGTTTGGGTATTTTCCCGATGGAGAAAATTTATAAGGATTACTATCAGCTTTCGGATAATGAAATCCAAGAGATGAAGGAAGGTCTTGAGAAAGATCAGAAAGATCCTGCCTTGGCTGGAGCTATGGGCGGAGCCCCTGGACTTCCGCCTCCCGCAGGCGCTTTACCTCCCCCAGGAGGACCTGAAGCTGAAACTACCCCGCCTCCAGGCCCTGAACCACAACCTGAATCCCTAGATATTGAAAACATGAAGTCTTTAGCAATTGAGGCTGATTGTGATGATGAGTTGCTTAAACTTCTGGAAGATATGGCTAAAGGAAGTCATATTAAAAAATAACACCAACTAAGCACATCTAAATAATTTTGATAACAATTTTATGCTATGTTAACTAACCTTATTGAAAATAGAGGCAAAGACTTCAGTAATCTGATCAAGATTGGTGATTACTTGGCCCGAACTCTCAGAGAAAACGTCGAACTTTTTAGCGTTGAAGATGGTAAGGCTACTTACTTGACCGAAAGCGGTTCAGTGATAAGTGGCAACTACAACTTCAAGCCTACCCTTAAGCTCACTAAGATTGTTGTTGAGGAAGCTTCGGTTCTAGAGGATCGTAAGGCTTTTGAGGCTGTTACATCTAAGAAAGTAACGAACATGCTCCTCAACCTTATGGAGAGCGACTACAATAAGGCTGATAACTCCTTTGATAATATTCTTTCAATGTATGAGACGCAACTGTCCTACGATAGAATTAAGAAAAGACTCGAAGAGAAAGTTCAGAGGTTTGGGGATCAGGGTAACATTGTTACATGTAAGGAGTTCCAGCGAGTAAACGAGATGAGAGACCAGTTGGTCAAGTTCCTAAGTGAAAAGGATCTTATCTCGGAATCGGCTGACATCAGAAATGGTGTTAAACTTTCTACCTTAGTGTCTACCTCGTTCGATCTTCCGAAGATGACAGTCGAGCAGATTGTTGAGAACAAGACTTTTGAAGTAAGAACTATCGGTAAGGATAGTCTTTACGAGCACCTGTGCAGAAAGGAATTGATTCAAAAAGAACTTCTTGAGGCCCGTCAAAGCTTTGATAAGATCTGGGTTGATAACGCTTCGGTTCAAGATCTGGCCTCGATGATCTACGAAAGCGATGAGGAGAACATAAGACATCAAGTCGCCCAGGTTGTTTCTGACGTTCCCTACTTTGCTCTTTCGAGCAAGAAGCAATTAAACAGTATCGTCAAGAACTCGCTCTCGATGAACGAGATCACTGCTAAGAATAAGGATATTACCACTTTTGTTGGCAAGATATTCGAGATGAAGAAGCCTGTCAAGGCTTATGTTTTAGATATCTTAAACGAAAAGTATGGTATCGATGTTCGGAAGCTTGATGAAGTGCCGACGTTTAGGACGCTTCTAATGACCGAGGCGGAAATTTTAACGGCTATCGCAGAGAAGGCCCCAAGTGACTCGATCATTCAGAAAACGCTTGTAGAGTTTGTAGAAACTCTTCTGACGAAGAATGGTGCTGAAGCTATCGATCTCGCTGACTTCATCAACGAGGTCTTCAGTGAAGCTGGTTACACCGAATCTTTGAACGAGGCGAAGCTCATGGACTACATGGATTTCAGCAAGGTTGGAGAAGATTTGGGCAAGATCGGTCAAGTTCTTAAGATGCTGGTTCCTGCTGTTGAAAAGGCTGCTGACTCCGTCGAGGATCACGAAGAAGACATGGAGGGCGATGATAAGGGTGAAGACTCTTTAGGATCTCCTGATGACATGGACAGCGATTCTGAGGTCCCGATGGACGATGACAAAAAAGACGCTGAAGAAGTTGCCAAAGAAGTTAAGGACGAAGCTGACAACGAAGAGTCTGCTGCTAGCGACCAAGAGCCTGAAGCGCCTCAAGATGATGAAAATGAAGAGGACGAAGAGGACGAAGAGGATAATGATGAGCCGGAAGAAATGGAACAGGACGACCTGACGGACCTCATGTCGAAGATTGAGGATCTCTTAGGGGATCTCAACGGTGACGACGATAAGAAAGGCAAGAAAAAGGACCCTGAACAATACAAGAGCTAAAGGAGGTAGTTAGTGACCATACAAAACAGACTTCCTTTAGCTCTAAGCTACGACAGCAATAACACTCCGTCTGGTTTGGCTGAGTTCCAGATCAGTTCGGTAGACCTTGCGGATGTCGCTACCAACCACGCTCCTGAGCAGTATCAAGTTTTAGCTTGGTCTGCGATTGGTGATGGAACTTTCTTGTATGCGCCTTCAACCTTAACCAATACCGATCCAGGCGTAACAAAGATAGTTGCTGGTACCAATATTTCGATATCACCAACTAATGGATTAGGAGAGGTAACCATAACCAATACAGGAGGTGGTGGAGGTGCTAGTTTTCCCAATGGAAGTACAGGTGATATCTTATACTATGCTACGGACG